GGCAGAAGGTATTGTACAAGAAATTGGGAATAGCGAGGATGTATCCATTAGCCAGAAAACGCTTTCTAATGAAACATTTTTGAATCGTGTGAACTTAAAAAGCTCAAATGATTTAGACTTGTGTACTCAAATTGGAATTTATACATGGGCAAATGATGAGGTTCCTCTAAATTCCCCAGTACAAAGCTTAGGTTTAATGAGCGTATTTCCCTATCTCCTAGATAAAGATGTCTTAAAACAACGAATTGTCCAGCAAGTCTTCGATTACTATGGGAGAATGTATGTCAGGTATAAAGGTAGTGGAGAATGGGGTGATTGGAACAGGCCTGCTGAAAAATCCATATTGGATAACACCGTAGACAATACTTTCACTTACAGAAGACTTTTAAATTCGGATAACAATTTAGATGAGATCTCTCATATCGGGATATACTCGTGGATATCGAGCTCAGTTCCTCAAAACGCACCAGCTAGTTACGGAGGCGTACTTCTATTATTCCCTTATTTCCGGACGGAGTATACCGAGTTAAGCCGTACCGTGCAAATAGTCATAGCCTCAAGCGGGAAGATGTTCTCCCGATATCGTACCACATCGGGTTGGGGTTCTTGGGTCTCTGGAGGATCGGGAGGATCTGGAGAGACTTATGAGGATCGATTGATGAGGGCGTTTTTAGATAAGACTTTCACGACGTGGCAACCCGAAGGTAATATACCTCGTAATTCACAAAATTTGTCATATTACAGTGGGGCTATAAGTGGCCTTCCTTATAGCTCCGTGTTTAATTTTTGTAACGACATTTACTATAACCGTGGTCTCTCCTCCTTTTTTTCGGCGGTAAAGAATAAGGGAAGTGTTTTATATAGTAAAGGTTACGGACAGGACACTAGAAGAGGCTCTTATTATGGTACTGTTTGCTCTACTTTTGGATCTTATATATCTGGTCAAAAGATATATTATACCACGACGGAGATTCCGGAGGTTGCCGAGGAGATCACCTATGTTGATATCGAGCAAATAAACATAGGTGATATTTTGTGGACTTCCGGGCATTGTAAGGTTGTTTCCTCTGTCAATGTGGATGAGGATGGCATTTATAATATCGTCGTTACGGAGCAAGGAGGATATAATATGATGGAAACGGTTTACGATAAAGATGGGTTTGAGAAAATCCTTAAAGGGATAGATCCTCATGATAAGAGGGTCTTTAAATTATACCGCTTCCAAAATCAAAGGATACCGGTTTTGCCTAAAATAGAATATAGCGAGAATGTCATTTCTGAATATGGGGATAGGACCTATTTTGAGCAAGGGCAAGATGTCTTTATAGCGGTCAAAGACGGGGATCATATTAATATTTCTGATGGAAGTAATACGAATAGATACCTTTTATCGGGAATGTCCTCTAAAATCGTGAACGGGATCGAGCTATATAACGTGCGACCATATCTATCAGAGGCGGGAGAGTATGATTTGTATACCGATAATGATGATCGTCACGCTAAACTATCTGTGATAGACATGGGTGATGTTATCTTGGATGATATTACAGTGAGGTTGACAGGATACAGCGACAATGTAAAACCTAGCTGGTATAACGTAATATACCTAATAGAAGCGGAGGAAGGAGAGTATCCGTATTTTCCGGCCCCAGAAGGATACATGGGGTATAATGCCGTGATGTGCAAGGATTTCATAAAAGACAATACTTTTAACGTAATCATGAGGGATGTGAAGGATTATGCCTCTGGATATTACGTCAGATGTTATTATGACACGAAATTCGGATTAGCTTATAAGGATAGTAATATCATTATGATAAAATAATTTATAGATATGGACAGAGTATTACAAAGAAGAGATACGGCATCGAACTGGGCTAAGTTTAATCCTGTTCTTTCGGAAGGGGAGATAGGAATCGTCATCGACGGAGGTAAAGGTTATAAGATAGGTGACGGTGTCACACATTGGAATGATCTGGAATACCCCTCTAATCCAACCAGTGTTGTGGGCACGATCGGAGATAGCGAGGTTGCCGTGATTAACCAGAAAGGCGTATCCTCTTTGGTCGGCCTAGACACGTACCCAGTCTTCTCCGATACCAAGCCCTACGTAAAAGGCGAGATCGTTAATTACGGAGGTCTCTTGTACGAGTTTACGCAAGCTCATTCCTCGAAACCGTGGATTGGCACGGACGCAAGGGAGACGAGCTTGAGGGGGGAGGTGACAAAATTAGCGGAATCAGCCGCGGATCTTGGAATGTTGAACTGTGATAATATACTCAAAAGGGATGAGTTCACCCATGCCACTGTTATATCCAATGGAGTAACCTTCCAATATCTGGGTCAGGGAAGATACCATGTGTACGGGACGGCCACTGAGGATGTATCGAATTCTATTTATCTTGACCGGAGTAAATTGCCTGATAGTATCGTTCCCGGTAAGACCTATCAGTTGATATACTCAGCCAAGAATGCTCTCTTCATCGTATGGATATATGCCGGCGGTGAGTTTAAAACCGGTGGTGTGGTAAATGAGAACTATACCTTCACCCCTCCTAAAGATGCAGAAGGCCTTATATTGGCTATAAGGGTACTTAGCGGGACAACCGTCGACGAGGTCGTCCATCCCGTCCTGATCGATACTTACACGAGCGATCAAGTGAAAGGTAAACTGGATAATATCAATAATATGGGAACCGTCTCTGGCGTAGGCAATCCCTTGGTATTGGAGGGTACATCGACCCTTCCTTTCGAGGATCTGTCCATCTCCGGATTGTCAGCGGATACGTTGGTCACTTTTTGTGGCAAGAATATCTTCATGATTACCAGCGATATGGTAAAAAGGATCAACAATGGTAACACCTATACGTTTACCGCCAATACGATAAGGGTGGTATCAGAAGGATCTACCGGTAATAGCGTATCCTCGGGCGAGAACTTTCCGGAGAAATACTGGAATCTAAATGGAAAGACATGGAATCATAACTTCAAGTTCAAGTTCGCCAATGATACATGGGTTACGGTATCAGGGAATTGCAGCGTCCCGCAGACCTATGACTTTAAGGCCCAGTTGCAGGTAGGGGATGGTGTAAACTCCAATTTATTAGTGGATGAGAACGGCTTGACCTTTGAGGCGAAGGCGGGTGTAGAGTACGGTATAAGACTATTCGTGGCCGAGGGATTCGTGGGTGATGTCACTTTCTATCCGCAGATAGAAATCGGCACCCATAAGACGGCCTATGAGCCTATCAATGGAGGTCGGTATATTACCAGCGATTATACCGACATAGCGGAAACCTTTAAGAAGAGAGGGAGCAAATTGGGTAGGACTACTATGTACACGGATAATAACGCCGTGATAACGGCTACGGCGAATAAAATGGACAATCCAGAGCAAACGTCGTATAATGGCAATGCTTCCTATAAGCTAAACGAGCTATGCGCCGATAAATCGGCTTTTTCTAAACCAAGAAAACCCATGATATCCTTTGTCGATGATGACACGTCCAGTATAGCGCTTGTTGAGAGATACAGGAATTTGTTCGTGTCTAAAGGTGTTGTCGGGAACTATGCGGTCATGACTAAGAACCTCAATGAGCAAGAAGGATTGGCCGACCTGCTGTTACAGTATGAGCAAGAGGGATTTGGTTGTCTTTATCATTGCTATTACCAAAGAGGTGATGAGACGAGATATTGGGAATCCGGGAACCCGATGTATGACGAGAGTTTGATAAAGGAGAATTTCATCAGGGGATTGAGAGACATGGAAAGATACGGTTTCTTGAATTATAAGCATTGGATTACCCCTTATGGAGTCAATGATGATTTTATAAGGAACCTAGCCAAGAGGCATGGGATGGAAAGCCTCATGACGATGAGCGGGGCTACGTCAAATAACAGTTTCATAAGCATCGCGGGTAATTGTGACAGGTATAACATCCCTCGAATAAGCGTGTCAAGTCAATCAAATCAAGACCGAACCAAGAGGTTGATAGATGGATGTGTTGCCGATAATGGATGGGTTGTCATAGTCACCCATGCTAATACTTGGGGCAGTGGCACGGACGTAGATGAGAAAGTGTCAGATATTATCCAATACGCCTTGGATTCGGGGATGGAGGTCAAGGCGTTTCCGGAGGCGTTTGAGACATATCGGGCATCATTCTATTTCAACGAGTTATTTTGATAGATACAACCTTATGTACCGCTACCTCTCCTACATATCCGACCTCGCAAATTGGGCCAAGTCCATCGCCATAGCCGCCGTTGTCACGGCGATGGACTTCGTGTCGCCGATCGAGAACTTCTTGGTGGTGATCCTGTCGCTGGCCTTCATCGATACGTTCTGGGGGTTGGCTGCGGATCACGGGGATTTCCGGAAGAGCAAGTTCATCCGTAGCTGGGTCTACATGCTAGTCTATTTCTTGATCATAATCATCTCGTTCTGGATAGGCGTAATGATGGATATATCGGAGGATAACGCCAAGGCTTTAGTTTCTTGGATCACGTGGGCGATGATATGGTTTTACGGAACCAATGTCTTAAAGAACATGGGCAAGGTATTTCCGGATAACAAGGTGATAGCCTTCTTGTATTGGGTTGCCGCCGTTAAGTTTATTAGCAAGGTCAACTTCTTGGATGAGTATAACAAGACAAAGAATAAAAAAGGCTCCCCTGATCCAAAAGGATAGGGGGAGCTGGATGTAAAAACGCCTCTGTCACGCCTGTCACAGGTTATGATAGAGGAACAAGGTTAACAAAGCGTCACAAATATAGCAATAAAATCAAATAACAATGGCAGAGAAAAAATTACCTAGAGGGTTGCGAAACTGCAATCCCGGGAACATCCGGATCAACGGAGACTTGTTCCAAGGCGAGATACGCCCGAGCAAGGACAAATCTTTTAAGCAGTTCGAGACGATGGCGTATGGCTACCGTGCCATATTCCGGATCTTGCGTAACTATTATAACAACTATAAGTTGGAAACGATCTGCAAGATGATCGGTCGCTGGGCACCGGAAAACGAGAACGATACGGATTCTTACATTAAGGCCGTATCCGATTACGCCGGTATCCCGGCTGATGATCCTATCAACATCAACGATCGTGAGCAGATGATCCGGATCGTGGCCGGGATGAGCAAGGTTGAGAATGGGAGAGAGGCTGAAATGTCGGACGTTATCGCAGGATGGAATCTACTTTAAAAATATAAGACCTAACGCCGTAAAGGTAAGCGTAAAATAAGATGAAAAAATATATTGGAACAAAACAGATTGAAGCAGAACCTATGACAATTAGCGAAGCTTTTGAGAAAGGATTGCTTAAAGCGGGAAGAGTACCTAACGAAAGCGAGAAGTCAAATGCTGGATATCATGTGAAGTATCAAGACGGTTACGAGTCATGGAGTCCAGCAGAGCCATTCGAGAAGGCTTATAAGATCTGTGATACGTTTATGAATCGTCTCCAAATAGAATTGTCCGAATTATCCGATAAACAAGAAAAGCTAGGTAAGTTTTTTGGTACGGATATGTTCAAAGGATTGTCAACGGAAAAGCAAGTATTGCTACGTGCACAATTCGGAGCGATGGAAGCTTATAGGCAAATCCTTATTGAGCGCATCCGTATTGAGGGAATCGCAAAATGAAACCGTGCCAAGCAATATTAATACTAGTGTGCTTGGTAGCCAGTTTCACGGCTGGCTACCATATCCGGGGGGATGTGGCCAGTGATTCGATATCCAAGACCGGCAAGTTTACCAAGGTGGATACGATACACGACAGCATTCCGTACCCAGTCTATGAGACATTGGTGCAGACGATACCGGAGCCGTTCCCTGTTTATATCACGTTGGACGGTGACACGGTAAAGGAACCTGTATATGTTCCGGTACCCATAACCAGCAAGGAGTACAAGACGAATGATTATCGGTTATTTATATCCGGCTATAAGCCTAATCTTGACTACATCGAGGTTTATCGCAAGACTGAGTATATAACCAAGACGATCTCTCCCCGTAGATGGGGAATAGGTGCGATAGCCGGATATGGGATCGGAAAGCATGGACTATCACCTTATGTAGGTATAGGAGGATTCTATAGAATTTGGTAATGAGTAATACCCATAGGGGCGGGTATTGAATAAAGCCCCTATTCCTTCTTCTGATTCGACCCGGACGAAGGAAAGACATAGACAACGCCATGTATGTTATTCGGGGAGAACTAGTATTGCCTAACACTCCTGTTATCAGTGGATACGGAAGCTCTTGCGGATGTAGACAAACTGATTAAATATAGAATTATTTTATCTGTTTGATTTACTTAAAACTCCTTGTGTCATTGGATACTTTTATGTATCTTTACACAAGAACAATAAAAAATATTCAATTATGGCACAAGGAGTTGTTTATATGTTTACTAACAAGTTAAATGGAAAAATGTATATAGGTCAAACAATACATGAAGATTTAAGGATAAAGCATCATTTATATGCCGCTTCTCATCCTAATACTAAAAACGAAGGTCAACCTTTTGTGCAGGCTTTACGAAAGTATGGAATTGATTCGTTTGGCTACACACGCCTTTTTGTTACCGATGATATTGATGATAAAAATGAATTACGTCGCATTTTAGAGGAAAAAGAGCAATATTATATAAAAGAATATGACTCTGTAAATAAGGGTTATAATATGACTGAAGGAGGGCGTGGCATGAAAGGGTTTATGCTTCCACCGAGCGCAATAGATAGAATAAGGAAAGCTAATACCGGGCGCAAGTTAAGAGAAGAACACAGGATCGCTAACATAAAACGATTTGCGGAGATAAGAAAAGATCCAGAATATATAAGAATGATGTCTGAAAGGATGTCGGGAGAGGGGAACCCTATGTATGGAGTTCGTCTGTTCGGAGATCGCAATCATAATTTTGGAAAATCTCTATCTGAGGATACCAAAAGAAAAATCTCAGAGGCGAAGAAAGGTAAGCCCGGACATAAACATACTAATAATACGAAAAAATTATTGAGCGGACTGTTTAAAGGAGTACCTAAAAGCGATGAAACAAAGAAAAAGATAAGCGCATCTTTAAAAGGTAAAGAATCACCGATGAGAAGAAAGCCTGTCGTTCAATATACGAAAGATGGTGTTTTCGTGAAGGAATGGGAGAGCATAAAAGAGGCAGAGTTAACTCTTGGTATAATTCATGTATCAGAATCGGCTAATGGGAAAAGAAATTATGCAGGAGGATATATATGGAGGTATAAATCTGAGTGCGACAAAGATATACCCCCTTTAGTAAGACCATTAAACGTTAGACGAATAGCACAGGTTGATGAAAAAGGGACGATTATAAAGGAATTTAACTCCATAAGGGAGGCTTCTAAAGAATTGAATCTAAAATATTCCGGGATATCAAATGTACTTAATGGATCTCAAAATAAAACAGGAAATAATTATAGGTTTATTTATATAGACCACTAACAAAAGATATTATGGCATTAAATAACGTATTCATAGGAGGTGACCCGTTACTGGGGTCTAACGGGACATGAGCGATGAGATGGAGGCTAGGATCAGGTACCTGATGAGCATAGAAGGGAAAAGAAAGTGATATTACACTTTATTCTCTATGCTGACATCAAGGCTTGTCGTGCCTTATTGAGCGCGTCTTGATTAACCTGTCCGTTGATCGCGTTCATTTGATCAGCTGGGACACCTTGGATATTTCCACCTTGCTCAACCGCTTGTTTGTTGGATTGAATGGACTGAAGTATCTGGTCTGATCCGGGGTAATATGATAGTGATAACATTTGCTCCGCGGAAATGGCTCCGGCCATCCATAATTCCTTCACCAAGTCGTTTAACATCATTCTCGCTACCGGAGATTCAGCGGATTCCTTGATGTTGACCTTGAAATCTATATCTTGGACTGTCTTCGGGTCATACTCATTATAAGTGGCATAACCCGCGGATCTCTCCATCGATATGTTCCTTGGGGATTGATAATATTGATGGATCGTTTTCATCTTCTTGCGGGCGATCTCGGCCTCGAACGTAGAGAACTTGGTTAGCAACGTAGCGATGGATGTCGTGGAGTTCTGTGTTTCCATGGCATATCTGCTTGCCGCTGTTGATCCGGATGGGGTTTTCCCTTGCAAGGCTTCCGACACTGACGTTATATCGTTTATGAAACTCAATTGTAATTGCAATAGCTCCGCAGTACCGATATTGGTAGAGTTCGATGTTATGACCTCCGGTTTGTTCCCGCTCTTGGACGGCTCGTAAAAAATGAATGATCCGATCTCAACGAATTGCTCGGCGAACTCACGATTGGACATCCCGTCCGGAACGGAGTCTTTAGGGATCATCTTTACTCCCTTTACCGCTGATTGGATAGCCAAGTCGTTAAGCATGATCAGCCGGTTGATGTATCGTTGCTGATCTATGATAACGGAAATAAAAGGAACTGTCCGTCCATTCACCAAATAGTGTAGCTTGTAAATATAGGGGTGAGACTTATATTCATAAGGCGTGTCATACTCGGTAAGTACACGTCCGTCCGGTGATAGCATTTGGAAATGCCAATATTGATCTATTATATAGGTGTATTCTATCAATGGGATCTCCTCCGGAGGTAATCCCTGTGACATTCCCATACGCATACGATCCTCGTTCTCTCTCTTGATGACAGGAAGATCGCTAAGCTCTATCCTGTATATAGGATCATCGGTGTCCATGATATCCACGCAACGGTATCTAGGCTTGTTCTCCAGTGTCCAAACATGGTAGGTCCGGCACAGGTCGGCGGCGGGAGGCGTGTCGAAAGACTCGTCCATGAAACGATCCGTCTGCTGGGTTCCCAGATTTTCCATACGATTGAGCCAAGATGAGTAAATCTCCTCCAATTGCCTGTAATCATACTCGGACTCCGCTAATACCGAGGCCAGCTCGCCTAATGTATAGTCACGGATCTCCCCGATCAAGGAATCATCCCAGTGCCTTGGATCATTGGCTTTCGACTCATAGAAGAAATAGGAAGGGTTGACCACGTAGGTGTAGCTGTCCTCTATATCGTCATGGCTAGACCATTCTTCCGTTACCACGGCGCATCCACCGCAAATAAACTCTATCATCTCAGAGGTGAGGACATCTTTCATAAGGTTATTTTCCCAGTTGGTCTGTAAAGCGTCCGTCATCATCTGTGACTTGGTATCCGCGTCTTTCTGCCGGGCGAAACATACGGGAAGGGTAGCGGTCTTTGCGTATAACCCCGCCAAAGTATTTACGATCTTGAAAAGATGATTGTTCTGCAAAGCGACCCCTCCCGTACGCCTCGCTATCCTATCGCGTTCCTTCACCCTTTCCCCGTCCTTGTCCACCACGATATCACCCCATTGGTCACCGAACACGTAACGGAAATTACGAAGACGGGTGGCCCTGAAATCGCTAAGGTTTTCCCAAGCGTTTTGGCACCTAGACAGTAAAGGTATGTTGGTCTTGTCCGTGCCTGATATCTTGATGCGGTGTTTGACGCTGTCAACCGTCGTGGGGCGTCGGGAAAACCGTGATTTAGGAATAAGTCGTTTCATGATTGGTCTTTTTAATCGCAAATAAATCGAATAAAAGGACTTGGTTTTGTCAGAATAACCAAAATAACAAAATAATCATACCTAAAGCCCTATTTTTGCCAGAAAAGGATCACAAATGACATATGAGTTTGAATATATAAAAGCGATAAATAAATGCGAGATGCTATCCAGCTTCGAGGGACGTGATCTCGTCGGGAATAGCGGGGAAAGCCTATATCTAAAGATAAAGATAACGGAACAGGACAGGCCTCTTATAAGAACATATCTGGAACAGGCCGCAAGGGTTCTTGAAGAAGGTATGGCCAAAATAATAACCTCTTCCACTTATTCGGAAGAAGGGTTCGTATGGGAGGTTAGGACGGAGGATACACGTTGGAACGTCAATAAGAAACTGGACGAGAACCTGTTGGACGCTCTGGTAGGTTATTCCATGATGGGTTGGCTTTCCGATCGGAAGCCTGATAGGATAGGGGTTTATAAATCTTTGTGGGAGGATATGTCCGTTATGTGCGTGAAAAATATATACAGGAAGAATCCCCCGCTATTAAAAAAAGCATGATATGGACATAAATCTAGGTTGGACATATTTAAAGCATGACATTGACCAGTGGACATGGAGGCTGGGAGATATGAGAAAGGAGGATCCCGGTAAAAGATTCTCCTCGCAGTCCGATGATAACGAGGCCGATGATACTTTTATAAGACGCAAGATAGAGGAGGCGGTGGCGACCTTAAAGGTTTCCTTGTCCGGTATCTTGGAGGATATACCCGGCGATTCGGATGATTCATTGGATACCGATGCCGTGAATTGGGTGTTGCGCATGAAGGATCGTCGTGGAGGATATGATGGCGAGTCGTTGGCGACCTTGGCCCATAAATATGTGGTGTGGTTCGTCCTTTGGAATTGGTGCCTGATTTACTTTGAGGAACTAGCCGGAAAGCTAGAGGAGGAGTTAAAGGGTATAGCGTCCATGATAGAGGAAACCGCCTATTCAAGGAAAGCCCCTCGAAAGTGCAAGAGGAAGCCGTTTAAGGATATCGATGATGTCATTGTTGATGATGTCATTATAGAAACAGGAGAAATATGAGAGACAGGAAAATCATACAGCCACGTGTCGATATGCGTGGATTTGAGTTAACGATAACGCTATTGAGGTGCGAGATTGAGTATGACGTGGATTTCGAGACATGGAAGGTTGGGGATGTATCGAGCCTTCCCGGAAAGGAAAGAGCTGGGCTGGAGACCTCAGAGGAAACGGCGGATTGGATGTTTCGTCAAGTGAATGACGCGTTGTCGGAGGCCACCGGCCATTTACGGGCGTTTTCACCTTGGGTTCAGAGCCGTGCCGTAACGGACGAGGTGAAGGATGATAGGGAATGGATCATAAACTTGGTGATGGAAAGAGGATGGCGTGGGGATCCGAGGAGATTGGCTGTTTATATCCACCGTTTCGTGGTTGATAGCGTATTGTCTTTTTGGTATAGGATGGTAGATCCATCTAGGGCACAGATGTACGCCTCTCAAAAGGAGGAGGATCGAAGAAATATCATAAACGAGGCAAGGGAGACACAGGTTAAGGATGTTTATTTCAGATTATAGATCATGGGAAAAGGTTTTGAGAATGGTCACATGAAGATGGGAGGAAGGGAGAAGGGAACCCGGAATAAGAACACGGAGATAAAGAATTTTTTCCGTGATTTCGTAATCGACAATCAGGAAGAGTTCAAGAAAGCTTTCCTCAAGCTAAAGGATAAGGATAAATGCGCTGTTTATTTAAAAGCTAGTGAGTTCGTGGTACCAAAGGTATCCTCTATAAAGTTCGAGGACGCTAAAAACACTAATTCCGCTATTGAGTTGTTGAAGGTTGCGGCCAGTTACAAGCAAAAAAAATGACATATACCCCCGGCTAGGCCGAGGGGTACTTTAACGCATCCTCCAATCCCTTCTAGTCTCGAATCTTACTCTGGTTCCTGATAAAGTGTCTAAATCATACAGGTTTGAGAAATAAACGAGCCGATAGTATTTAAAAGCCCTTTGTCTAAGAGATTTAAGCCGAGACCAATTTTTCCTATCCGCGCTTACGAATACCGCTATCTTGATTTTTGAGGACTCATCCTTTCGTAAACCCAACGTCCTAAGATCGACTAGTACCTTTAAAGAGAAAGGATCTCCTAACGTCAAGGCACGTGTGATCGCTATGCCTTTTCTGGTATCTTCAGAGACATATTTTTCCAGTGAGTACAAAACGTTACCTATTTGCACTACCGAGCTTGGATAATCTTGCGCCATGGCCTTGACCTCTTCCCCTACGAAAGTGGAGAATTCCCCGGTGTCCAAAGAATATACATAATGCTTTCTAGTCCCTTTGGGATAAATATGCAATAGGGAATTCGTATAATCATAGGCAATCTTACAAGTTCGCAATGTCTCTACGAAAGTTTCCGTGTCTGGGATGAAAAGATCGCTAAAATCCGGGTTGACATTAAAGAATGTCTCATCAATATTTACTCCTTCCAACGATGACGATAAAAGGCTGATATCGGAGCCTTGCAATAATTTAAGGCCACGCTCGGTACTAAATACTATCGAGGAATCCAGTTGCGTGATACTATCCGGATTATTGCAAACATCCCTGCTTATAGGTTGGATGGAGGAATACAATCCCGCGTCCGATAATTGCAAGGCCCATATCCCATCGGAAGAGAAAGCGTATAAGGGAAACTGCCCGAATTGCCCTTGGGACAGCGCTTTCGTGGTGGATCGGATTCCTACGATCTCACCGGTTCCCACCGTGTTTATTCCCGCCAACGGGAAATAAAACGGGTTATTGACCTCGGACGTATATATCTTGTTTGGCATATTGACCGACTTGTCCGTTGATATTGGTGTGCTATCGCTGCCCGGTTTAAATATGATCGGGGCGTATGAGTCGAAATAGTAAGACCCGTTCAGCGTGTTATGCGGAGAGAGGGTAACGATCGCTTGGTATCCGTCCGAATTCCGTGTTATCACCATCTTGTATGCGTTAGCGTTGGGGTAATATAGGTAATGCAAATTGATACCAAGGTTATATGAGGAGGATGTTTGAACGACGATATCCTTTTCTCCTTCTCTTATGAAAACCTTTATGCTCAACGTGCTGCTACCGTCGTTGTACGCTACCATAGACTCCGGAGGATAACCATCAAATAGTATCCTTTTTATATTAGCTATATTTAACCGCTGGTTATAAGTATAGGAATAATCAGGTATTAGCCAATCTAAATTCTGGTACCCGTCCGCGTCAACAAGTTGCTCTCGATTTTGCAACGATTCCAGCACATTATCCTCTAAAGTGAGAGAGCGTCTTTCACCCCCGTTATAACCGCACAAGTCCTCATACGCTATGCTTGCTACTTTGTAAAACAATGAATTATCCGGCACCTTATTATCCATGGCCTTTCCGGGTAAGACGAATTGATCGGTATAACCTGATCCCGGCTGGGCTATGGACAAGGCTTCCTCGAATGTATGCCTGTTGTAATATCCTCCACCAATAGAGTACTCCCCGAAACCGTTATCGTCTGATATCTTTTGCGCCCCATTAATCTCCCCATAATAATCAAAGGTGTATATTGGAGGCGTTATGAATATATCAAGGCTTTTAACTATGTCCTTCCACCATTCCCTTTGATTCCCCATTCCGCTGACTTTATAATTAATGGAGCATACCACTGAGGATATAATGAAGTTTACAATGATCTTTGCGTCAAAATCCTCTGTGTCCACGTCAATAGTAAACGGAACGTGAGGGGTTACTCCGGACGATGGTATCATAAGTATCGGGGCTGATTGCATGTAAGACGTTCCGTCATATAATCTATAAGCGTAACGAATAAAGAACGGATATATAAACATGCCTCGATCTACACTTCTCTCCCTGATAAATTTTGAGACATATCCCATCACGGAATTACTGATAGTTGATAGTTGATCTTCCGTAAAGGCTCCATCATAGGGTGGATCAACGGATACGGACAATTGTTCGGTCTTATCCAATGATCCTACCAATCCGAATGACAGGATAGGGAAGGGGGGCTTATCTCCTAATTCCTTATAAAACTCTCCATCCCAAAGTAAATATCTTATAGGATCTTCGCTTATTACAATCAAGGTGTTTCCTATGGACGTGATAGCTTTGGGAATTTTGTCATATTGGTTCGCTCCAATAAGATGGGTCGTTCCGTCCGTATCCGCATAACGTAAAACATTCGTCTGGAAAAAGATATAGTGAAGGAAATCCTTTGTCCGATGCACGTACATAAGTACCGATCCTTCCGGAAGGGTTATGCCTAATTCTTTCGGAGGCTGTATATTCACCAACTCACCATTCTTGGGTATCAAATTTACGCATTCTGATAATTCCCCCTCGTTCCCGATAGATGGAGAACGGTGTATCCCGTAGGA